GTTTGGGAAGATGAAACCCACATATATGAAAAAAAAGAAGGATATATCCTAAAAACAGGTAAAAATCACGAACAGTTTCAAGAAATCAGAAAATACTTAGAAGAAAAATCCAAATGTAAAAATTCTGAGTGTAAAACAATCAAAATATCCAAAAAAGATAAAACTTTTATCCAAAAAGGTGGTTATTGTATGAATTGTACGATTGATAGAGAACATGAAATAAAATCAGCAGGAGTTTGGGAAGAATATCAAAATTATAAAGTTTGGACTCGTATGATTATTTTTGGTAAAACAAGATTAGATGCATACAAACAATCGATTGCTGATTTACGAGAAGAATACGAAATGCACAATGGTGAAGGGCAGATTACAGAAACTTGGCAATTGCCAAAACCCATAGAAGAAGTTAGAGCAGAGATAAATGAACTAATTGAATATGGTGAGGAAGAAATTAAAGAACTCGAAGAAAAAAGAAACCTTGTATTCGAGAAGTTACGAGAAGTTAAGATGGAACATTACTTATGAGCGGAACAAGATATACAAATTTATTAATAATTATCTGTATGACTTTTTTGGCATTCACTTTATTTAATGTCAGAGGGTTAAAAACAGATATTGAAGGTTTCAATGAAAAAATTGATAGTATTGGTGCAGAAATTGATTCTATTCAAGGATTAAATAAAGAATTGGATGCAAGAATCCAATCGTTACACACAGAACTCGAACTAATCGATGGTGATATAGATAGAGTACAAAATAACATTTACACAATAAGGAGAAATACAGATGAGAAAGCAAATTCTGTTGATAATCTTACTCTTAGTGAGCTTCAAGAGTTTTTCACAAAACGATACGATAGTATCATTAAGAGAACCAGTAGCGAAACTGGTAATTAAAGATTTGATTACTGGTGATGGTGCGAAAGTAGAACTTGTTTCTACTTTAGAACTTTTAAAATTAGAACAAAAGAAAGTTGTTCTAAAAGATTCTGTTATTACAACTCTTAATACAAAAGTTTTAAACTTAGAAGATATCATTGGTAAAAAAGACGAACAATTTTCTTTAGAAGCTGAGAAATCAAAACAATTAGAAAAAGAACTAAAAGGACAGAGAAGAAAAACTTTCTTTTATAAAGTTGGAACTTACATTGGTGCAGGTGCACTCTTGGTTCTTTTAGGAACAAACTAATATGGCTAAACAAAGTTTAAAGGATATAATCAAATTAGAGTATCAGAAGTGTGCTTCAGACCCAATACACTTTATGAAGAAGTATTGTATGATACAACATCCTGTTCGTGGTAAGATTCCTTTTCACTTATACCAATTCCAAGAAAGAACTTTAACACAATTTCACGAACATCGTTATAACATCATTCTCAAATCCCGTCAAACAGGTATCTCAACCTTAACTGCAGGATTTGCATTATGGAAGATGTTATTCAACCAAGATTTCAATGTTCTTGTAATTGCAACCAAACAAGAGGTTGCTAAGAACTTGGTAACAAAGGTTCGTGTAATGAATCAGTATCTACCAAGTTGGTTAAAACAAACAACAGTAGAGGATAACAAACTATCTTTACGATACTCAAATGGTTCACAAATCAAAGCAACATCAGCTGCTGGAGATGCTGGTCGTTCTGAAGCACTATCCCTTTTAGTATTTGATGAGGCGGCATTCATCGATAAGATTGAAGAGATTTGGGTATCAGCACAATCAACACTATCGACTGGTGGTAATGCAATTATCCTTTCAACTCCAAATGGTGTAGGTAATTTTTTTCATAAAACTTGGGTTGGTGCGGAAGATGGAACAAACACATTTAACACAATCAGATTACATTGGACTGTTCATCCTGAAAGAGACCAGAGTTGGAGAGATGAACAAGAAATACTTTTAGGACCAAAAGGTGCAGCACAAGAATGTGATTGTGATTTCGTTTCTTCGGGTGATACTGTAATTGACCCACAATTACTTATGTTCTACAAAGAATCATTTGTACAAGAACCAGTCGAAAAGACAGGATTCGATGGAAACCTTTGGAAATGGGAATATCCAAACTACAACAAATCTTACATGGTAGTTGCCGATGTTGCACGAGGTGATTCAACAGATTACTCAGCCTGTCATGTAATCGATATAGAAGAAGCCTCACAAGTTGCAGAATATAAAGGTAAGTTAGATACAAAAGATTTTGGAAACTTCTTAGTATCTCTCGCAACTGATTATAATAACGCTTTACTCGTAGTTGAAAATGCAAACATTGGTTGGGCAGTAATCCAACAAATTATTGATAGAGGATATGGAAATCTATTCTACATGAGTAAAGATTTAAAATATGTTGATGTAGAAAATCAATTACATAATAAATACAGAGCAGAAGAAAGAGGTATGGTTGCAGGATTCTCAACAACTTCTAAAACACGACCTTTGATTATTTCAAAGTTAGAAGAATATGTTAGAGAAAAATCAGTAACCATTCGTTCATCAAGAGTTATTGATGAATTATTTACTTTTATATGGAATGGAAATAGAGCTGAAGCAATGAGAGGATATAATGATGACCTTACCATGTCTTTAGCAATTTCACTTTGGGTTAGAGATACCGCATTACGATTAAGACAAGAAGGAATTGATTTAACAAAACAAGCTTTGGGTGGTATTGGGGCCCATTCTTTAGACCTTAGTGGAATGGGATTTGGTGGTAATACTCAATTAGAAGAAAACCCTTGGAAAATGAGAGTTGGTGATTCAAACGAGGATTTAACTTGGTTAATTAAATAACGTTATATTTATATATTAGGAGAAAAGAATATGATATCACTACAAAAATTACTTAACGAAGAAATACACACAGAAGAATATATTGTAGAAAACTATCACGATATAAAAGAATTTTGTGAATTTATGAGAAGTTACAAACCTGATATGAACGAAGCAGAGTATCAAGGTAGAACTGTAAAATTGGGTAAACCAATGAGAGGTGATGTTAAAAAATTCAAAGTATATGTCAAAAACCCCCAAGGAAACGTTGTAAAAGTAAATTTTGGACACGGAGGAACTTCTGCAAAGAAGAAAGGTGAAAAGACAATGCAAATTCAGAAAGATATTCCATCAAGAAGAAAAGCATTTAGAGCTAGACACAATTGTGATAATCCAGGTCCACGACACAAAGCAAGATACTGGTCTTGTAGAGCTTGGTAATAATAAAATAAAGGTTATAATTTAAAAAGAAAAAACAAATGGCAGATACTTCATTTTTTGGAAGGTTAACAAAACTCTTTCGTTCTCAAGCGGTAGTTACTATCGATAAGGATGGAAAGAGAAACGTCTTTGATGGTGATGAAAGACAACAAACAAACTTATCATCACTTAGAGATAGATACACCAAATTACAAAAATCTTTTTACGAACAAGCAGGTGGTGCTCAATCAATGGCATACCAACAAGTTCGTAGAGAAGTTTTTCGTGATTATGATGCGATGGATAATGACCCTATCCTTGCTTCTGCATTAGATATATACGCTGATGAATGTACTCTAAAGAACGAGTTTGGAGATGTACTACTTGTTCAATCAGATAATGCAAAAGTACAAGAAATATTAGAAAACTTATTCTACGATGTTCTAAACGTAGAATTCAACCTTTGGCCTTGGACAAGAAACTTGGTAAAGTATGGAGATTTCTTTTTAGGTTTAGAAGTTGCTGAAGGTAAAGGTATCGTAAACGTAACTCCACACTCTGTTTATAATACAGAAAGATTAGAAAGAACAGACCCTTCAAATCCACATTCAGTAAAGTTTAAAATTACTGAGGACCCGAATGGTAAAGAAGAATACGAAAACTTTGAAATCGCACACTTTAGATTATTAGCAGATACCAACTGGTTACCTTATGGTAAATCAATGGTAGAAAATGCAAGAAGATTGTGGAAACAATTATCTCTAATGGAAGATGCGATGTTGATTCACAGAATCATGAGAGCACCTGAAAAAAGAGTTTTCAAAATTGATATTGGTAATATCCCACCAACAGAAGTGGATAACTATATGCAGAGAATCATCAACAAGATGAAGAAAGTTCCTTTCATCGATAGAAATACTGGTGATTACAACTTAAAGTACAATATGCAAAACCTAACAGAAGATTTCTATCTTCCTGTTCGTGGTGGTGATAGTGGTACATCAATCGATAATCTTCAAGGATTGGAATATGCAACTATTGAAGATATTGATTACTTAAAGAACAAAATGTTTGCAGCTCTTAAAATTCCAAAAGCATATTTGGGATACGAAGAGAACGTAAATGGTAAAGCAACTTTAGCAGCGGAAGATGTTAGATTTGCAAGAACCATTGAAAGAATCCAAAGAACAATCATTTCGGAATTATCTAAAATAGCTATTGTACATTTATATGCACAAGGTATTCAAGATGTAGAAATGACAAACTTTAGTTTAAAACTAATCAACCCATCAACAATCTACGAACAAGAGAGAATAAACTTGTGGTCAGAAAAAGTTAGATTAGCACAAGATGTAATGGGATTAAATATGTTATCTAAAGATTGGGTTTATGAAAACATCTTTAAAGTTGCTGAAGGTGAACAAGATGATGAAAGAACTAAAATCATTGATGATATTAAAGATAGATACAGATATCGTATGATTGAGGATGAGGGTAATGACCCTGCAATGGAAGATGAAGAAGATGTAGATGATATTGAAGAATCTTTAGAAGCATTAAAACAAGAAATAAAAAATAAAGGTGGTAGACCAAGAGAAGGTAATACTTATGGTAAAGATAAACATCCATATGGTAGAGACCCACTTGGGGATAAAGAAAGAACATCAAAACGTTCTCGAACATCAGAAC